GGACGTCCGCAAGCTCGAGAAGGAGGGCATTCACCTGCTCCCCTCTGTCACCTCGGTGATGATCCTCGAGAAGCCGGAGCTCAACGCATGGAAGCAGACCCAGATCCTGCTGGCGGCGGACAACAATCCACGGCAACCGGGCGAGTCGATCGAGGAGTGGTCGGCCAAGGTGATGGAGGAAAGCAAGTCCATCACCAAGGCGGCCGCCGAGTTCGGCACCCGGATGCACGAGGTGCAGGAGCAGATCCTCAACCTCATGCACGACGGCGGGCCGGTGCTGCCGGACAGCCTGAAGATCGACGAGGACCTGAAGCCTTTCGCCGCGCCGCTTATCGAGAAGCTCAACGCGATCGTGGTCAAGACGCACTGGACGGAGAAGGTGCTGGTCGGGCCTGGTTATGCGGGCCGGGCCGACGCGCTCTTCGAGCACACCGAGCACGGGCTGGTGCTGGCGGACCTCAAGAACCGGGGATTCGATCCTGACAGTTCCAGAAAACCAATCTATCCGCAGGACGGTTTACAATTGGCGGCTTATAGGTTGGCCCTTGGCAAGAAGGCGACCTGCGTGTCGATCGTCTGCTCGAGCAAAAAGCCGGCCGAGCCGTTCATCCACGTCTGGGACGAGAAGGAGCTCGAGGCGGCCCTCGACGCGTTCCATCTCTGCCAGAAGCTGTGGTGCTGGACCAAAAAGTTCACGCCCAAGGGGACGGCCAAATGAGCACGCTTGAGGCGCTGGAGGAGCTAAAAGGCCGGCTGGTCGAGCTCAAGCGGGACTTCAACAAGATCGAGATGCCGGACAAGCCGCAACCGCCCACCCCACAGATCGAAGACGTGGCCGAGGCGGCCGCGGCGGCCGTCCGCAAGGTGATGGGCAGGGGCTCGACCAAGTCGGCCTTCGGCGAGTGGTTCCACCGGGACTCGCTCCGCTACAACTCCGACCGGGTCATCAGCCACACCACGCGGGCGATGCAGCAGGTCGAGGGGAATGTCGGCTCGCCGGACGGCAAGGGCGAGACCGAGATCGACCACGCCGAGCGGGCTGTCTGCCGGGCCGCCTTCGTCTTGTTCAAACTACAGGAGGGACAGACCAAATGACCGACCATCTCATCGAGTTCGGCATCTGCCTGCTGGTGATGATCGTGTGGGCCGCCGTCCTCGGCTTCGCCGGGGTCCTGGTCCTGCGCTTCGCCAACTGGATCGCCGGGCTCATCCACCGCGACTAGTGGACACCTACGGCAGCTCCGTCCACCTCGGTCCCGCCGGGATCGAGTGGAACGACCCGCTGGCGGCCTTCAACGCCGCCGACCCGGGCACGCGGATGGAGCGCGTGATGGAGTACCTGTCGTGGGAGAACTACCGCCTGCACGCGATCATCACCCGACTGCTGGACGAAAGGTTTCCCCATGCTTGAGGTGATCGGCGGACTCATCGGCCTGCTCCTGTTCATCTACGGGATGCAGATCCTTGTCGAGACGATCGTCAGGAAGATGGACGAATGATCCGCAACCTCGACCTGGAAAGGCCGACGCTCCGCAAGGAGCTGGGCCGGATCGGCAGGGAGCAGTGGGCGAAGTCCATGGTCTGGCTGGGGCAGAACCTGGGCTCAGTCCATGTGGTCGTGGACAACCGCCGGCTTAAGGAGCACGACTCGGTGCGGGGCTACAACCTGAAGCTGGGGCATGTGGAGACGGGGCGGTGAATGAAAAGACCCACCTTGACCTCTTCAGCGGGATCGGGGGATTTGCCCTTGCTGCCAAGTGGAACGGATACCGCACGCTTGCCTTCTGCGACTGCGAACCCTACGCCCAAGCCGTCCTCAAGAAGCACTGGCCGGACGTCCCGTGCCACAAGGACATCAGGGAAGTACGAGGCGACCTATACGCAGGAGTCACTCTTCTCACGGGAGGATTCCCCTGCCAGCCATTCAGTGTTGCCGGGAAGCAGTGAGGCAAGGACGACAACCGCTATCTCTGGCCGGAAATGCTCCGAGTCATACGCGAGGCAAGGCCCGCTTGGATCATTGGTGAGAATGTTGCTGGAATCGTCAACCTGGCACTCGACACGGTGTGTGCTGACCTGGAAGCGGAAGGTTACGAAGTCGAACCGGTCATTGTTCCAGCTTGCGCCGTCGATGCCCCGCACAAGAGAGACAGGGTGTGGATTGTGGCGCACGCCCCATGCGTCGGACGGGGAGGGCGGGGTCATGGAAATGAGGCCGGGAACGACAGGGCATTACAAACTTCGGGATCATGTGCAGGAGAAGAACAGCCAGTTTTGGCCGACTCCAAGGAGCGGCAAGACAACAAACGAAAACGAGGCGACATGGAGGAAGCGGAATTTAGAGGGGAAAGTTGCAACACCGCCTCTTTCGTTGGCCGTGAGAATGTGGCCAACGCCCAGGGAGGGAAGCGAGGAGAGATACGAGTCAAGGGCAAGGAGGAAGGGGCACAATGTGGCCATGTCGTATCTGGAATCGGCGGTGGATTGGGTGGAGAACTTTGCCCCGGAAATGTGGCCGACGCCCAGGGCGTCGGAGTACAAGGACACAGGACCAGTTGGATCAAAGAGCCACAAACACATGGACGCAAGGGATTACTTGTGCGCAAAAGTCAAGGACCCCAAACAGCCCAATGGCTCCCTGAACCCGACGTGGGTCGAGTGGCTCATGGGGTACCCAACCGGGTTCACCGTCTTAAAGGATTGGGCAACGCCATCGTCCCGCAGGTCGCGGCCGAAATCATCCGATGCATCGGGGAAGTAAGCAGATGAAATCCGCCACCCCGATCGGGTTCCGCTCCCAGACGACCGGCGACATGACCTCGTTCATGTTTGGCCACAAGCACTACCATGCCTCGGGCCTGCTGGTTTTCTGGATCAAGGACGGCGAGATCCGGCAGTCCGAGGCGGACGAGGTTGAGATCTGGAGCGACCTGGGCCAGGTGGTCCGGCCGGGGCCGATGCTGATGGCCGAGGCCAAGAAGGCCCTCTGCTCCGACGCCCGCATGGAGGCCCGGGCGCGGGCCCTGTATGCGCAATGAAGCTGGCACTGTCGTTTCTCTGCTATCACCTGGGCGACCTCGTGTCGCGGACCTTTCTGCGGATCGGGATCGGCTACCGCGTCTACAACCGGCTGATGGGCTGGTCGGTGGCCCTCGACCCGGAAAACAGAATATGGAAGGAAGTATGAAAAAACAAATCGCCACGATCTCGGAAAACCTCGGTCCCTGGTTTGAGAAACATTCCCTGCCCCGGATGCAGGACGCGGCCGAGCGGTGGGGAGCGGAGTTGTCGGTGGTCACGCCCGAGCAGAGGATGGGCGTGCTGGGCCAGATGCTCATGTCGGACATCGCCCGGCAGGCCGACCGCACCCTCTACGTCGATGCCGACTGCCTCATCTCCCGCGAGGCGCCCGACCCGTTTATGGAGTTCCCGATCGGCAACCTCTACGCGGCCATGGACTCCAAGCCCGGCGACCAGTTCTGCTTCCACCGGGCCGGCGACATGATCTCGATCCAGGCGATCCTCGGCCCGATCAAGTGGGGCGCGGGCTACTTCAATGCCGGCGTGGTGCTCTGCGACCGCCAGCATGCCGGCGCCTGGGCCGACTTCTGCCTGCTGCCCCTCGCCTTCCAGGGTCAGACCTTCATCAACTACCGCGCCCGAAAGCTGAACTACAGGCTGATCGAGCTGCCCCGGGCCTGGAACGCGATGGAGATCAACACGCCCGAGGGCAAGCAGCACTGGGAGGAGGCCCACATCGTCCACGCGGCCGGCATCTATCACGAAAAGCGCGAGGAGTGGATGGAGAAGGTCGGGGGGATCCTGCCCTGAGCTGGGACACGATCGTCGGGCTGGGCGCCGCGGCCATGCAGGTCCTCGACCTGCTGCACCGCATCCTCACGCTGGTGGTCTTNNTTCCTGATCCTCTTCGTCCTGCTCTGCTGGATCCGCGACAACCTTGGGAAGTGGCTGCCGTGAAGATCATCCGCATCACCGACCCGATGGTCATCGACGAGAGACTGCACCACCCGCACGAGACCTACGTCGTGCCGGACGAGATCAAGGGCATGCCCGGCACCGGGGCCAACGCCTACCTGCTTCCCTACCGGGCGGGCTGCGCCGCCGGCGGCAACGCCTGCCTTTACCGGGGCGGGGCGGTCGGGGACCAGTTCATCGCTTTGGGGATCGCCCGGGCCATGGCGCACTACGAGGGCGAGGGCCGGATCGACGCCTACATCCCCGCCCGACACCTGACCCTGTGGGAGGGCGTGCAGGAGATCCGGGCGATGCCGCTGGCCCCGACGCTGGACACCTGGCGCGGTTACCGCGGGCACGTCCCGCTGGACGACATCCTCTCCAAGACGGCCGACCTCAACGGCAACGTGTTCGACCACGTCTACCAGTCCTGGGGCGTGGAGGTGGACGAGGAGTTCCGAAGGCCCTTCGTCAGGCTGCTTGAAAAGGACCAGCACGAGCTGGGCAACATGGGCTTCAGGGTGGACGGGCCGTTCCTGCTCTACTCGATCCACGGCTCGGGGCTCTACAAGTCCTACCCGACCCACGAGGCCACGGTCTTCCTTAAGGCGTTTCTCAAGGAGAAGCCGGACTGGAAGGTGGTGGCGGTCGGAAACGACGACCCGCCCCTGAACATGACCCACTCGCGCCTCATCAACCTTCAGGGAAAGACAAGGCTGGTGCGGTCCCTGGTCTGGCTGGCGGCGCACGCCGGCTGCGTGGTCACGCCGGAGTCGGCCCTGCTCCATATCTCGGCCGCACTCAACCGGCCGGCGGTGGCCCTGCTGGGGCCGTTCGGGCCGGAGCACACGCTGAAGTACTACGCCAACGTCCGGGCCCTGTGGCCCAGCCACGTCTGCCCGCATGCGCCCTGCACCGCGTACGAGCAGCCGACAGCCAAATGCAAGGACGCAACCAACGCCATCACGGGCGACCAGAAATGGTGCAACGTGATGCGAGCAATCAAGCCCGCCGAGGTGCTGGCGGCGGCGATGGAGGTGACGAAATGAAGATCGAAAAAGTGAAGAAGAAGGACCTGCCCAAGGACATCGGCACGATGACGATCCTGGACGAGAGGCCCAAGATCACGTGGGAGATCGACATCCAGGCCGAGGACAAGGTCTTCGACGAGCTGGCCGAGTACGGGCTGCGGGAGATCCGAAAGGACAGGAACGAGCTGGCCGGATACGGCTTCCGCCGGGCGCTGGAGAAATTCATCGAGCAGGAGGGGAAAAGGGAGGCATGACCGCCCTGATCACCGCGCTGGCCGGGCTGTGCGGGGTGGCGGTCGGGGCGATCCTCATCCTGTTCTGGACGAAAAGATGAGGCACGTCTGCGACCTGCCGGCGCACCAGTACGTCGAGGTGGACAGGAAATTCCTGTCCCGGGGCGAGCGGGACGGATGGGAGGAGGCGGTCTGGTTTGCGGTCTCGGCCGTGCCGCACCGGGCCTGGGGGCTGACGGTGCTGCTCAAATGCGGCGCGATCTACCGCGGGCTGCCGCCCCACGCAATCGTGCTCGACCCGGTCGGCAAGGTCATTGACTGGAAGCTGGAGGAGGCGCAACGCTGGGACTGCTTCGGTTACGACTTCACCTGCCACCGCCACGCCTACCTGCGCGAGCTGGACTGCTCGGCCTACATCTTCCCGGACCGCAGGTGGCTGCCGGGGTCGTACCTCTTCACGGCCGACTTCTACGACGACGCCTATTCGCTCGAGCCGTCCCAGACCAAGTCGTCCCATTTCATCGCGCTGGACAACGGGCGGCTGGCCGTTCTGCCGGGAAACAATCTTTTGTGGGAGGAGGCCAGCTTCACCAGGGCGCAGGACAAGCCCTCTTGGCTGCGCGTCCAGAACCAGAGCTGGCACGCCGAGCGGCCGGGCTGGGACCACGTGGTCGGGGAGGAGACGGCATGAGCCCGCTGCCCGCCCGGCTCGGACCCGACGAGATCGGGGTGCTGTCCACCATGCTGTCCAACAACGCCGTCCAGCCCGGTCAGCTCTTCCCGCTCCACCACGGACACGGGGCCACGGTCTGCAACGCGATGATGTATGACAAATTCCACGGCCAGGGCTGGAACCTCAACCTGCTGACCGGATGGTTTGAGCGTGATGTAGCCCAAAGCAAAGATTTTATTGACGGGCAAAACCCCAAACCAATCATCCAACCCCCATGCCCCCCCGGCCCCCCGCCACCGCCGAGCGACTGATCCCGCGCTACCGGCAGCTGGCCTGCGAGGTTCTTTTCCAGGTCGTGCAGGACGTCAAGAGCCTCAACCACCGCGGCTACCTCCGCGGCCTGACGCGCACGGGCAAGGAAGGGGCGGGCTACAAGTGCCTTGGTTACCGCGAGCCGGCGGAGCTCGACGAGTTTGTCTCGTCGATCCGCGGCGAGCCGGTCCGGGCGTGGCTGAAAGCCGCCGACGTGGACCTGACCCAGAAGAAGCTCGTCTCGTGGCTGGAGGAGCTGACCCCGGAGACTTCAAAACCCCTAACCATCAACCGAAAGGAAGTGAACTAAATGAGACTGGATGATTTTCGGGCGGACGTGCCCGCCGAGCTGGCATCGCTGGCCAAAGAGTGGCAGGTCACGCGCTGTTATGTCTTCACCTCGGAGGATTGGGAAAAGGTGCTGGAACTGCGTCGGACCGAGTGGAAGTCAAGGTGGGGAATGCAGTGGTGAGCCCATGCCCAAAATGCGGTGATGAGACGCGGGAGGAGCTGATGCCGCCGGGGCACACCCACCACGGCAAGCTGGCCTGCGCGTGCGGATGGTGGAAATGGATGCCCAAACCGCGCCCCAAGGGCGAGCGACGGCCGAGCTCCCTGAGTCTGGGCAAAAAATACGGGCGGGGCTTTTGCGAGAACTGCCTGCGCGAATTTCCCGGCAACACCGGTCTTCATGGCCACCACATCATCGAGGTGCGCAGCGGGGGATCCGACGGCCGGGACAACATCCGCTGCCTCTGCCGCCCGTGCCACACCATCACCCACTCGCTGCGCAAAATCGTTTCCGAATTCAGGAGGATCGCATGTCCGACCCAAGGCTGATTGCCGAAAAACTTCTCGGCCAAATCGAGTGGCTGTCCGAAAGACACGGGCGGTGCCGCTGCCCGGGCGAGTCTCTTCACACCAACCCGACGCGGGAGACCGACGCGACCGTCTTCATCGACGGGGTCCCGACCCTGCACTGCTTCCACCAGTCATGCTCGCCCGCCCGCTGGGATGCCAACCGGGAACTGCGCCGGCAGATCATGGACTCTGCGGGCCCGGGCGGAACGCTGCCCCGGCCGCCGCGGGACCCGGAGCAGGAACTGCTGTCCAGACTGGCCACGGTTGCCGGAGATGGGGACCGGTGGATCTCGGCCCATGCCTGGCCCTCCGCGGAGATCTACGAGTCCAGCCCCGTGCCCCTGCCCGACGATCCCGACGGGGATTACCACCTTTTCCTGTCCCTGTTCCGGCCGGATGACGTTCTCTGGATGGGTGACGTCACCGACTCGGGCAGCCACCCGGACCACTTCCGCCGGCAATCGGACTGGGCCGGCCTGAACAAACCGCCGCACCCGTTTACGACCGGAGCTTGTTTTCGACCCGGGTCGCAAAGCCGCTCCAACGATGCCGTCGTGTCCAGGAAATACCTAGTGCTGGAAAGCGACGTGCTTGACCGCGACCGCGTCGGCGCGCTCTTTCGCTTGGCAAGGGACGTTTTCCGTATGCGCCTGCACGCGGTCGTCGACACGGGCGGCAAGAGCCTGCACGCATGGTTCGAGGCACCGCACTCGCCGCTGTGGGAAAAACAGCTCAAGTCTTTCCTCGTCCCGATGGGGATCGATGCGGCTACGTTCAAGCCAAGCCAGCCGGTCCGCCTTCCGGGCGCACCACGGGGCGAACGGCACCAGAGGCTGCTTTGGTTTTCCCGCGAGGGCGTGGGTGGCGGCATGGTCGAGCCGGCCGTGGCTCTCGGGCTCAAACCGGCCCCGCAAGACTGGCCCCCGATCAAGTCGTTTGACCTGCTTGTCTCGGAGTCGATCGCCGAGCCCAAGATCATCATCGACGGGGTCCTGCATCAAGGGTGCAAACTTCTGCTGGGAGGCTCCTCCAAGGCGTTCAAGAGCTGGGGCCTGATCGACCTTGCGGTCAGTCTCCACACCGGCAGCGACTGGTGGGGGCTTAAGTGCCACCCATCCAGGGTGCTCTTCGTCAACTTCGAAATCCAGGAATGGAGTTTTCGAAACCGACTCATGGATGTTGCCAAGGCCAAGGATGTGGCCGACCGGGTCGGGGACATGTCTATCTGGACTCTGCGGGGTTATGCCGCTGACCTGACCGTCATCCGTCCGATCATTGAAAAGCACATCGAGGGGAAGGGATTCCAGGCCATCATCCTGGACCCCAACTACATGCTAATGGGCGACCGGGATGAAAACAATGCCGGGGACATGGGCGGCTTGATGAATGAGTTTGAGCACCTTGCGGTGCGGCATAATTTATCAGTCATCCTTTCCCACCACTTTGCCAAGGGCAACGCCAGCGGGAAGGAGTCGATTGACAGGTTCAGCGGATCCGGGGTTTTTGCCCGGAACCCGGACAGCCTGGTCGTCCTAACGGCCCACGAGGAGGACGAGAGGACGTTCTCGTGCGACATCACGTTAAGGAATTTTCCGCCCATGGATCCATTCGTGGTGCAATGGAAGTACCCGCTGTTCAGGGTTAACTGGGGTTTAAACCCGGACAAGCTCAAGAAGCCCGGAGCCCACAAGGCCATCGACGATGACGGGTTCCTGACTGACATGGGTTCCAAGGAGTGGCAGGCTGGCGACCTTGTCAGATTTATGTCCCAAAAGGCACAAGTCAGCGAAAGAACTGTCTATAGATACCTAAATCGGTTGACAAAAGCTGGCAAGATATTTGAAGACAAGGGTTTATACAAGGCAGACCAAGGCGCATTTTAGATTTTGGCGCACTGACAGTTCCTACTGACGCCTACAGAGTGACAGACTCCTATATATATAGGAAAAATAAAGTCAGCCAAAGGCAAGGGAAAGGGGCCCCTTCCGCCTTCCCCTTTCCTTACCTTGCCGTGGCTGCGCATTGTTCATTAAAAAGACAAAACTGGACCTGGCGGCCGACCCGGGTCGTCTTACTGGAAGAATCGTGTACCTGTTTTTTCCGGTCCGCCCGGGCGTCCGGCGTTGGTAGCTACAATTTATGTTCCGATGGAACATTATTTGTAGCCGGGCCAACGGCCGGGCAGTCGGCAAACATTACAAAATAGGAACCTATTTTGATTCCGGCCAGGCGACTGCCAGCCGCCCGGCTGAAGGGGCTGCCCGTGGCTGAAGGGGCTGGCGGGGCTGCCCGTGGCTGGCAGGGTCTAAGGCATGAACAAACCACGCGGACTCTATGCAAACATCAACGCCCGGAAACGGGCCGGGACGAGCCGCCCGAAGTCGCGCTCCACCATCAGCCCCAAGGTCTACAAGGCCATGCGCAAGCAGACCGGCGGCTTCAAGCCGTCGTAGTCCTTGCGGCGTAGCCCAACGCCATTACATTTGCGACAGCCAGCAGTTAGTGGGTGGGAGGGTGCTGGTCGCTCCGTGCGGTGGGGTATCAGGGTCCGCACGGAGCCAGGTTTTCACGGCCACCCGGAGGTGATGGATGTGGGCAAAGAGATCAGCTACCAGAAATTGTGCGAGCAGCTGTTCGAGGAGAACAGGAAACTGCGCGCCGTGTGCCGCTCGTTCTGGAAGCTCGCCAACAACGCCTCGCAGCGTTGCAGCGACGAGGTAGGCGAGACGATCACCAATGAGTGCATCTTCCGGCTCCAGCAGCTCGCCGCCTACTACGAGGCCAGGGGACAAAAACTATGAAGCTCCAATCGACCAACAAACCGCAGCGCCTGCCGGCGGGCTCGAGCAAGAAGTTCATCGTGAAGGCGAGCGAGGGCGGCAAGACCAAGACGATCCGGTTCGGCGACCCGAAGATGGAGATCCGGCGGGACAATCCCGGGGCGCGAAGAAACTTCCGCGCAAGACACGGATGCGACAAAGGCGGCCTGTCAAAGCTGTCGGCAAAGTACTGGTCGTGCCGGCAGTGGAGGAGCGGAAGCCGGGTCGAGAGCTGACCAAGGAAAAGCGCGCCGAGATTGAGGCGCGGTTGCTCAAGGCAATTCCCGACGACATTCCTGCCGTGCGGACCGGCCCGCGCGGTTGCCTCATGCTGACCGAGGAACACATCGGTATCATCGAGGTGGCGATCTCGAAAGGATTCCCTTACGTCATGGCCGCCGATCTTCTCGGCGTGGCAAAGTCCTCGCTTTCAGAGTATCTGTCCCGCAGGCCGCGCATCGCCGAACGGTTAAAAAAAGCGGAGGCCCTGCATATCACCAAGCATCTCGAGGTCATCGACCAAGCCAGCGTAAAGAACTGGCAGGCATCCGCCTGGAAGCTCGAGCGCCGGCACCGCGAGCACTTCGGCCAGCAACAGCAGGTCAACGTTGCCGGGGCCGTGGCCAACGTGCACTTCACTGCGGCCGATGCGGCCGTGCTCGTCGCCGCAACCCGGGCCAAGTT